GCATAAAATATCCAAGGTTTTCAAAAATGGACAAAAATAAATGTCCAAAAATGAAAACTGAAAAAAACTTTACTCGAAAAATTTCATTCATCGGTACTACATATGAAGGGAACTTTTGAAGCGTTCTTTTTCAGAAATTCAAGATTCCCCCTTCATGATGTAGTATCAGCGGCCGGTCCAAACCTTTATAACACCTCTTGGAATAGTGCCTTTTTTTAAGTCAGTCTCATACATTTCATAAGTGTATCTTGCCCAAACATGATATGTCATTATATTACCAAACAATGATTTTGTTGTTTGTATTTTAGGGCTTTCTGTAAAAAATATACAACCCATGATTCTCTCTAAACAGCATCTATCAGGTCTATTTTTAATAACTTTTGTTAATGCTGATATATTATATTTATTTTCTATATGTAATAAAAAATTATGATTAATATAAGATTGACACCCAAAACAGCCGTACCATTTAGTACCAGGCATACCAATCATTATATTTGAATCTAGGGACAATTTACTGTTAATTATAATATTATTTTTTAGACTTCCAATAATTTTTAATGTGTTTGAAAGATTTTCTGCGTCAGGATTGAAAAACCATAATGGAAACACCTTCATACCATTTAACACTTCAAAATTAATTCTTTTATGAAAAAATATGCTATCATGTAATATTATTGCATTTTCAAAAAATTTATTTTTAATAAAGTAATAATATGGTAAAAGTTCACCTCGACCTGGAAATTCTGATTGTATTATTTCTACATTACTATATTCATAATCTGCTTTCAAAAAAATAGTATTACTATTATCATCAATTATAACAATTTTTTTAGTTGGATAAAAAAATCTTAATAATTTTACAGAATGATTCCAATATCTATTAGTATTTTCAGAATTTACATGTCTTGTAATAATAAATCCAAAATTGTTCATAATATATAAAAATATAATTGTATTATGAACTTACAGCAAAAATATAATCTTCTTGCTAAATATAAGATGGAATTTTATCGATATCAATTACATCTGCAGGTACTTCACCTTTAAAACTAGAATATGCGTTAAATTCTGGTCTCTCTAATTGTGCTTGAGGTGTATGATTATGAACACATCTTGATATCATTTTATATAGTTTAAAGTCGGGATATCTATCTACTCCATTTCCTTTATACAACATATTTACTCCCTTATCATCTAAACACCATTCAACTATTAAACTTTTAATAGGATCAGTACATTTACTTAAATCTTTAACCTCATCAAAATCCTCGACTACATAATCAAATATCGAACAAGCAAGACGACATAAATCAAAACTATAATTTGGTTCTAATCTTGGTTTCTTCTCATTTAAGTAGGGTTCTGTATTATATTGAGTAGCAGCATCACCGCCTACTTGAAAACTATCACTACAGAAAAGTTTACCGTTAAATTTATATATACTTCTTCCAAAATCAATAATTTTAAATATACGACCAAATGTAGGTACCTTATAATGTTTCTTTTTATAACAATAATAAATAAATTTTTTATCAGTCTGATTATACATAACATTATTTGTATGTAAATCATTGTGTGTAAAATTAAATGCTTTTTGATATGTAATTAAAATCATAATAATCTGCATGAATGTTGAATACCATTCTTCTTTTGATAAATCACTAGTTAAAATTAAATCGTCTAATGTATTTTCGCAAAATTCCATTCCAATAACTTGAACTGGAAACTTTGGAATAGTTACATCTATTCTCTCTTCTTCAAAAGATTCATCATCATCGTGGTCACCAGATTCATCATCTTTATCATCTTTATCATCGTCACTAGATTCATCATCATTTTCAGGTTTGTCACTATCTAAGTTTTCAATCTCTCCGCAATCATCACAAACTTCATGTTCTTCTTCATTATCAGTATATGATGAACGTGATGAACAAGTTGAGTTGGATTTTAAAGTAACATGTTGATCTGTTTCTTTTTGTTCTAAAAGATTAGTATTTGTTAAATCAACTAAATCAGACGATAAGTCAGATGATAAATCAGACATATTTACAATATTTTCATCAAATACATCTTCGAACATTTCATTATCAAAAGATTTAATTGATATTTGTGATTTGGCACTAGAGTTATGCTGAATTGTAATAGGTTTTAATTTTGGATTTTCGTCTTGAAATAAATGATCATAATCATCAATTTTAAATAATACATTTTTATTTTTATTAAAGTATTCAGAACCATTTAAATAATCAATATCGTCAAAAACATTTAAAATAAAATTATTTTTAATACCTAAAAACGAGCCGTAATAATCAACTCCATGTGTAAAACTATGTGTATAAATTAAATTGCTCGATAAGTATACAAACATACCATCGACATATGCGGAATTATTTTGATCAATAAATTTTGAATGGCAATCTAATTCGGTTGAATTGATTTTTGGTAATGCGAATAATTTTTCATCATTTATATTATATTTTCCAATTAAATATTTAAATGGATCTAATAAAGGTGCCATCTTAAAAAAGACATCTTTATCTTTTACTTTGTTATTTTGTGCATTTTTAAGCCTACAATTAAATAAATTAAAATCATCTTCACCTCCATCGTTAACATTTGAAATGTACCATTTGTTATTTAAATTAATACTATTATAATTACTATCATTTAAGGTGAAAAATTTATTATAAATAGGTATATAGTTTTGCGCATTTGAGAGAAAAAGTGTTTCCGATTTCTCTAAACATTTAAAAAGTTCAAGGTTTTTCCTTTTTTGATAATTGACGTTTATCATTCTTTAGCTAATTAATATATAAATTATATGTATTTTTAACTTATTATAAATGCTAATATAGTTAACGTTTAGCTTCATTGCGTAAAAATCTTTAAAAAATAATTTATATTTTAATTAGTAATGACTTTAGAACTAAGGAAATTTGATATGAAAAGTATAAGCTTTAAACCGAATGAAAATAAAGGACCTGTTGTTGTTTTAATTGGAAAGAGAGATACTGGTAAATCGTTCTTGGTAAGAGATTTACTTTATTATCAACAAGAAATTCCAATAGGAACTGTTATTTCAGGAACAGAAGAAGGTAACGGTTTTTATGCTAATATGGTACCAAAATTATTCGTCCATAATGAATATAATACGGCTATTATTGAAAATATTTTAAAAAGACAACGCACCGTTTTGAAGCAAATTAAAAAGGAAATGGAAACATATAAACGCAGTACTATTGATCCTAGAGCATTTGTAATTTTAGATGATTGTTTATATGATGCTACATGGACTCGCGATAAAATGATGCGTTTACTCTTCATGAATGGGCGTCATTGGAAGGTCATGTTAGTCATCACAATGCAATATCCTCTTGGCATTCCTCCCACACTGAGAACCAACATAGATTATGTTTTTATTCTTCGAGAAAATTACATTGCGAATAGAAGGCGTATTTATGAAAATTATGCTGGTATGTTCCCAACATTCGAGAGCTTTTGTCAGGTGATGGATCAATGTACTGAAAATTATGAGTGTTTAGTAATCAATAACAACTCGAAATCAAACAAATTACATGACCAAGTGTTTTGGTATAAAGCTGATAGTCATGGTGAATTCAGATTAGGTTCAAAAGAATTTTGGGAATTGTCTAAAAATCTTAAGGATGATGATGAGGAGGAAGCATATGACCCTAATAAGGCTAAAAAACGAGGCGCCGGACCAAAGATTAGCGTGAAAAAGGCAAATAAATGGTAAAAAGTATAGCAAAAATATAAGTTTTATTATTTAATACATTTTAAATAATAAATTAGATTCAAATTTTAACAATCGTCAAAAGAAATTGTTACGGGATATTTAATATAACAATAGTCTCTCCAATTTGTATTTGGATTATTTAATTCACACCAATCAAAAAGTATTTTTCCATTTGATGCTTTTACTGGTAATCTTTCCCATAAATTATATTTAAAGGTAAATAATATGTTCATTATTCCCATTTCATTTGTTTTACAAAAAGTATATTTATTCATAGCTTCAATCAGTTGATTTTTATCACATAGTTTAAGAATATTTGTATCATAAATCCACATACAATTAAGCATATAATTTGAGTTTAAAATTTTCTCTCCAAATTCAGATTTTAATGAGTCAATTAGTTCAGGTTTATCATAACTTAGTTGACAATTGAATGCTTGATCCTCATAAATCTTACCATCTTTTGGCGCCAAAATTTTATTTTTATAATCAATCTCAAGTAGATATTTAACATGGTCTAATACACGTAACCCAGCATCTAAAAATACAACACGTGACCATTTGGAAAAATAATCATCAAATATATGTAATTTTTCCCATTGTAACAACTTATTTATTTCTCTCTTATCTGTTGTATCAACAAAGCCTTCATTACCAATTTTGCTAAGTATTTGTGATTTGTCTATCTTTGAAAAATTTTTTTCAGTAATATTATAAAAATCCTTAAAGTTAGAATTTAAATCAAAATCAATTGTTACTAAAACGATATCTCCATTCCAATTACCTTTACTTCTTAAATCAATTATAGTTCTTCTGGCTTTATTGAAATAATTTAAATCAGTTACCAATGTGAAAACTGTATCATTATCATTTTGTAATATAGCATCTGAAGTTTGAACATTTTTTTCTTCTACAATTGTATCCTTGTCTGCTATAGATGTATAAAAATCATATTGTTCTCTTGTTATAACTTTGTGAAATGTAACTGCGTCAGTTAACTGAGACTCATTTTCATGTTCAGCTAAGTGAAAAAGATTATTATTTAATTGATTAATCGTGTTAGTTTTAGCAATTTCTTGAATCCATAATCCAATACATAAATCATCACACCAATGTTTATAAGAAATATTTATACCAGTATTTTTAACATAGTTATATATAAGCTTATATAATCCATTTGAAATAGCATAACCGGCACCCCCTGACATATAAAGACAAAAATCATTTTTAATGTGGTCTAATTCCTTACCAATGTAATAATTTTCACTAGAATTATATTTTGTTAGTAAATTTAGAAGCCTTTTTTCAAAAACAAATGTATCATCGTCAATAAATATATACCAATCATAATCAATATTCATATTGTAAATAAAATGAATGTATTTCCAAGTGATATTTTTTTCGTCATCCATACAATACCATCCAAACTGTCTATTTTTAATGTCAGGTTTAGATGTTAAATAATATACATTATCCTTATTAACATTATTAAGCATGGTTTCCATTTGA